CCTTATCCATCCTCGGCACATAGCAGAGCCAGAGTTGATACAATTTGTCATCGAGGTCGCCGTCAATCGCCGCTCTGAGACGCGGGATAGCTTCCTTCGGTGACATCTTGAATATTTCATACGCTGCCATTGAATAGCGGTGAAGCAGGACGTCTTCGGGTTCTGTTACCCTCCCAGCTTCGCCGCAGAGCCGAAAAAATCCTTCCACTCATCGAGAGACGCCAGCTCTTTTATCTTTGCGAGCGTATCGGTGGGAGGCAGACTTGCAATCTCTGCCTCGGTCATCTCGAGCGGACCGGCGAGGAACTCGTAAAACGCCTGCTCTGCTCCTTTTGTCCCGAAGGCGGATATAAGCGCAAATATAAACTCCATTCCGCCCTCTTCTTCTGTGAGGACGGTCTTTTTGCCGTTTACAAGGTCTTTCAGCTCTTCACCGAGAGTTTCTTTGATACCTGTCTCGTTAATAAGTCTTAACAGCTTGAAACAGTCTGAAGTGTTGAGTTTTCTCATATAATTTTTCTCCTTATAAGATAATAGAGGGGAATTGCTCCCCCCCTATGATTAAGTCGCCGCCGTAGTTGTTACGCACGGATAGAGAGCCGGGACATTAGTGATGAACTCAAGCGCATTGAGAGTCAGGGTTGCTTCGCTGCCTTCGCATACTACTCTTCCCTTGACCGCGCCTCTGTCGCCGTCTGCGTTTATTCTGCGGTATTCTCTGGTAACTTTGAAGGAACCGCCGCCTCTGGTGAGTGCGATGTCCACTCCGCCGACCGAGAAGACACCTGCGCCGAGAATTATCTCATCGACGCCCGAGGTCAGACCGTCTTCGAGTCTGATCGTCCACGGCTCAGTCGTGCCGGTTGCATCCGCAGCATAAGCAGCTGTGAATACGAGCTGAGGCACGGTGTCGTTCTTCTCTGCGAAGGTCCAGTCAATATCGCCGAGGTTAATCGCGTTTGTCATAGCGATTGTTACGGACTTGCCGCCTTTGGTCTTTCCGGTCCAGCTCACAGCTTTATAATCGGATGAGCTGATCGCGCCGTTGCCAGAAATAAGAACTCCTGCCATATTTTACCTCCGTTATCCCTCGCTCGGCACCGTCTCGGCGTCTGGATCGAGATGTGCTTCGTGAGAGTAATTCTGTATTTGTATTTTCAGGTTGATTCGTTTGATTTTCTTGTCCGTATCGGGCACCTTCGTCCGCAGATACCTGAAAAACTGCGGGAGCACTCCCGATTCGTAACCGTGAACCGCATCGCCGGTAAACTCCGCCTCTATGTCGTCCGCCATAGCCTCTGCCGTGACGTAGTTTGCGCCGAGGTCCCATACATCGACATCGAGGACGATATCGTCTCGCGCGTCTTCATACGACCACGAGCCGAGATTATAAACAACGTAGGGATAAACTGCGCTGTCCGGGGCTTCGTCGGCGTATCCGGTATAACCGAGCGATTCAATTTTAGTCTGCACTATTCTCTGAAGCTGTGCGCTCCGGCTCAGAGTGACAACCGGCTCTTCGCTGGGAGTCTCTTCTGACGGAGTCAGCTCGGTGTTTTCAAGCTCGCTCATTCGTCGCCCTCCTCGATATCTGTTTCCTCTTCGTCAATCATACTCTCCGGACTTGATTCAATTCCGCTGAGATACTGTGATTCGATTCTGATAATCTCGTCAATGTTGTCTTCGACCGATCTCTGAAGGATTCCGAGCCTCGGGACACCGTTTCGGGTTCCAAATTCCTGAAAGAACGCATAGAAACCGTCAACCTTGCCCTGCTTGAGACCGAGATCCACCCTCGGATACTGCGTATTTTTGCCGCTCCATACTTTCGCAGATACAGCTTTGCCGGCATTCCCGGTATGTTTCTCAAAGTGAGAGTAATATCTCTCTTTGAACTCACGCCGGACGAACTTCGCAACATCTCGTAAAGCGCCGCGAGTCAATTCAAAGAGGTAATACTCGCACGCGTCGAGATTGCTCTCGTAGGTTACGCCGTCTTTGTTAATCTTAATCTGTGATTTCGGTGTCGGCATTTATCTCACGCCTCTCTGACAAGTCAGCTCAAGGGTATCGCCGTTCTGATATATACGCATAATCTCATATCTCTCGCCCTCAAAACTCACAAATTTTTCACCGTCATACTCTGAGACATCCGCCAGCTTCAATTTCACCTCATATCCGATACCGGTCGTGCCGGCTTCGGTCTTCAATGAGTGAATGTTGCTTAAAACGGAGCAGAATACGGTGCGATATGATTCTGTGACTGTGAGGACACCGTCAACGGCTGTTTCGACCGTCTTATATAAGATACAAGTCGCATTGAAATCGTCTCTCATTGAGAATCACCGTCCAGAATATGCGCCGACTGTTTGCTCATCGTATCACAAAGCTGCTGGTAATTCTTACCGTATCTGTCAGCTTCGCCGTTGTGATTCATCTGCCACTTGCAATACAGCTCGACCGCCTTTGTGATTTTCTCGTCCGCGGGCGTGATATCGATTCCGGCATCGGTCAGATCAGTCAGGCAAGCGTTGATATTGAAATCGATAACATCATCGAGTGCCGTTCCGGTTATTCGGAGGAGCTTCTTGATAAGAGTTAAATATTCCATTGATTTACTCCTCTTTTATTTGATTTCTTGTCGCCTCATAGGAGTCTTCGTCAATAATGAGTTTGCTTATATGCCCGACTTTGATTCGGCTGTCACACCACAGCTTATAATCAATCTGCCTCGCTCTGATACAGAAGCTCAGATCCTCGCCGAAGCCGGCAATCGGACAGAACGGAAGGCCCATCGTAGTTGAAATTACATCGAGTGCCTCGACTTTCGTCAGAACCGCGGCGAATCCGAACGCCTCAACCTCAAAGAGATCGTTCTTCGGGTAATCGTAGTAATTGTGAGCGATCGGTTTACGGATGAGACCGTCCTGCTCGTAATAGCACTTGTCAAAGATGGCGGGCTTATAAGGATATCTCCTCGAGAAGTAACTGCCGCAGACAAAGTCCTTGCCGGTCGCCAGTAAATCTTTGAGGAGCGTCGGCTCGAATGTCATATCTGAGTCAAGCCAGAGGATCCAGTCATAGCCCTCTTTGATTGCTCTCATCGCGAGGTTATTTCTCGCATCATAAATCAATGAGGATGCCGCAAAAACTACTTTCGTTCCTTCGGGGCGTTCCAAATCCTCGAGGCATTGAACAAACTGAACGTCCATATGGTCGAAGCAGGGAATCGCAATCATTATTTTCATAAATTATCTCCTATTCGGTGATATGAGAGGGGAGTATTTCATCCCCTCCCGAGTATTCACTTGTTAATTAAGAACCAGCAACCGCTCTGACGATAGCTTTCTTGTCAACGAGTTTGCCGTCAGCGAGAGTCATAGCTCTGTAAACCTTTGAGCCCTTGCGGAACTCGACAGAGTCATCAGAATCAATCGCGATGGGCTTTGCAAAGTTGAACTTGTAAGCCTTGAAATCGCCGAAGAGGATGTCGCCGGAAGCAACGTTATCGTCAACGATTACGGGATAGCCGAGGATGTTGAACTTAGCGGGGCTCTGAGCGTCAGCAACGACGATTCTCTCACCGCTGGTAGTCTGCATACCGAGAACATCGCCGAAGAACTGTGAACGGCTCAGAACGAAGCTCGCGTTTGCGTGATACGGAGTGGGAAGAGTGCCGATGATAGCACAGATGTCGCCGTAAGTAACACCGGTGGAAGTGTAAGTGGTGTCGGCGGTAGCTTTGGTGGTCGAGATACCGGTTGCCTTGTTGCTGCCGTTGCCGGTAAGAACTGCGATGTCGATTGCCTTGAGGAGCTTGTCAGCGAGACGAGCTGCAAGATAATCTTCGAAAGCGTCAACGGAGAGAGCAGCTACGTCAGCTGTAATCTCAACGGTCTTGATAAGTTTGTAAGCGCTGAGCGAAACAGCGTCGATATAATCTTCGCCGTCGGTAGCAGCGGTGCCCATAGCAACCCACGCAGCGTCGGTGCAGGTGCTCTCAACGGGATAGGTGACATAGCCGGGGAAGAAGGTTACGTCAATAGCGTTATAAATGGGGCTTGCCTCGAGCTTGTGAACGATAACGTCCATAGTCTCGGTCGGGATGGTAGCTGTGCCGTGAAGGGCAGCTCTTTCCTCTTCATTGAGCTCACGGCCCTGAAGATTCTTAAGGAATGCAGAACGATAATCCATAGTTATATTCTCCTTGTCATTATTTTCGGGAGTAATCTCTTCTCCCTGATTTGTTTTTACAGCTTCCTCGAGCTTTTTGCGCTCTTCAGCTGCTTCGATGATTTTGCGCTCTTCGGCATTGAGAGTATCGACTTCGGTCTCGAGCTCCGCGAGTCTCTCCTCTGTTATGCCTTCAGCGTTAAGCTCTGATTCGATTTCGGCTTTTCTTGCCTGAATTTCTTCAATCAGCATTCGGATTGCCTCCTAACTTTGCTTTGATTGCCGCTTTTCTCTCTTCGAGTCTCTTCGCTGCCTCAATCCGGGCTTCCTCTTCTTCAATCAATCCGTTGACGAAGTTGCGAGCTGAGATGGATGTTGAGTCGTTAGCGGGTATTGAAACGGCAGAGACGTCATAAATCTTGCCGATTCTTGAATAAGTGAGTAAGTGCGCGTCTTTGTCATACTGATACGCGTCATCGGGCACCGTGAAGCGCCACGACATCTTTGTAATCATTCCGCTCTGAATCTCTTCGTAGAGCTGGCGGGCTGATTCGGTTCTGCCGAGGTCGGCGATTACGTGCAGACCTTCGTCGTCCGGGGTAACTATGAGGGAGCCGTTGCTCGTTCTGGCATAGACTCTGCCCTCGTGGTCGTATTGAAGGATGATATCGCTCTTGTCAGCGCCCTCAAAGTTATCTCTGGAGAACTGCTCGTATATCATATTGCCCTTCATATCTTCATAGAGCGGATACGCCTCATATCTTGCCGCATATCCCTCGACGATGAATCCGCCGTCTTCGCCTTCGGTCTCAGCTGCGCGGCAGTTGAGAACCTGCATCGCTCTGAGCTCGGACTCATTCTTCAGTTTCGTCTTGTCCTTCGGTGTTGCCATCTGTTGAATCCTCCTCATTGTAATTTTCAACGTATTCTTTGCGGATATAGAAATTGTCGCCGTTATCAATCGGGCTCATATTGATTATCTCGCGGGCCTCGTTCGGTGTGAGGAGACCTCGGTCGAATAATGTCTGTATCATTGTGACTTTCTCGCCGGCACTCAGGAAGTTAAAGCGGTTCGCGGTGAAGGTGACATTGTTTCCGAATGCGACCTCGTGATCCGTGAAGAGCATCTTTGTATGCTGCAGCGAGAGCTCCAGCGCGACCGGCTCGATCTGAGACTCATAGAACGAATTGAACTCGTCGCTTGTATAATGTCCCTGAAGGATATTCTCCGATACTCCGAAATAATCAAACACATTCTCTCGGATCTGCGCCATCTGCTTGTCGTCAACCGTGAACTGATTCGAGCTGAGCTGCTTGACATCGGCATACTTCGCATCTATGAGGAGAACGCCCGAGTCATTCCCGGTCAGATTGCTCTTGACAAATCTCTCGCGCTCCTTATCGACATCGTCCTGCCTCAGACTCTGTCCGAGCTTAGCAAGGAACTTTATATTGCTCGAATTTTGAACCGCATTGACGATTGCCTGATCCTGAGCATTCATCATCTGGAGCGTGCTATTCATCGGAGCGTTGCTGGCGCCGAATATTTCGTCCTTATTCTGGAACTGATTCAGTCGTCCGCACTTCTCAAACTCAATAACACCCTGAAGGCCCTGCTCGAGCTCATAGACGAGCCACAGCTTGCCGTCAATCTTCTTCAGCGTGCACTTGTCAGGATGAAGCGGATACAGCCCGACGACCTTCTGTCTGTAATCGTCATACATCGGAGCTATGAAGACGTTATTGCAGACAAAGAGGACGGTCGCGATTCTGTAAAGATACTTTTTCGTATCCATCAGCTCGTTCGGTTGATATTCGAGCATCCTCTGAAGCGTCGTGTTATTCTGTCCGTTTACGATGGGCTTTAACCTTGAGATACAATTTGCCTTCGCGTGTATTGCCGCTCTGGTAAGCTCCATCTCATAGACACCGCCGGAGAATGTCTTATATGTCGGCGTATAGGCATTGAATATTTTGAAATACTCTGCCACGCCTTGCTCGATGCGTTCCGCTTTACGCACCTTTTCTCTATTCCAGAAAGCCAAATTATCACTCCTCATTCAGGTAAGTGTAAGAGTCCGCCTTGTCTTCGAGAATCTTGTATGCGATGATAAGAGCGACGGCTCCGTCAATTCGCTTCAATGGAGAGTCTCCTTTGACCGGCTGCACGTTATTATTAACGTCACGCTTCGCGTGTAAATTCATTAAGCACCATTTCAGAATCGGGTTATTTTGATATACGATGTTGCCCGCCTGAAATTCCGCTTTAATATTCTTCATCGGCTCAGACATTGAGTAAACACCCTGCCGAACCGGTATCATACAATTTGCGCCGAACTCCATCTTGAACTGTGCGAGGAGCTCGTCTGAGATATGCCACGGATCGTATCCGATAAAGAGAGGATATAAGTCTTCCTTCTCCCTGAGCTCAAGGAACCAGTCAAGGAATATCCGCTTGTCGCACTTATTGCCGGGGCAGAGCCGGAGCAGTCCCTCTGAGGCCCATTGACGATACGGCACAAAATCTCTCTCGACTCGGCTGCCGTTATCCCGAAGCACTTGCTCCTCCGGTAACCAGAACATCGAGCGCACGACGATCTGATCCGAGCCGGGCTTCTTGCAGATTGCGACAGCTGCATTGAGGTCGATGCTGTCCGCTGCGTCAAATCCGCCGAGACAATATTTGAACTTCTCCTCGTTGACCGCCTCGTTGTTTATGTCCTCATATCTGAAGTAAGCGCTCTCCTCGGTCTGCACCATATTGAAGTCTTTGACGAGAACGGTCGGCTTGAATGTCGGATCTTTCTTTGCCTTCTCCACCATCTGACGGAGATAATCGTAACTTTTAATAGTGCCGAGTCCCGGGTTCGCTTTTATCCAGCACTCCTCATCGTCCCATTCTTCGATATCATCGAGCTCATAGATGAACGGAAGGAAGTGCGGATCGTCAATCTTGCCGTCGAGTATGCTGCACGCGTAATCATACTGCGCGTCAAATATTCCATGGCGGACGAATCCGTTCGTAGTAATACAAAATAAAATCGGTTCGCGCCGGGCTCCCATTGACTGCTTAATCAGATCGTAAATGTCTCTGTCTTTGATTGCCGCCAGCTCGTCGATAACAGCACAATGAGTGTCGAGACCGTCGAGGGAGGAGCTGTTGCTCGCCAGCGCTTTGATAAATCCGAAGTTAGTCTCAAAGTATAAGTCCGCAGCTCTCTTCCTGATATGCTTTGAGAGCATCGGCGATTGTTTAACCATTTTGTGACACGCGTTGAATCCGAGCTTCGCCTGATCGAGCATCGTCGCGATGTTGTAAATCTGCGGGGATCCCTCGCCGTCGTTTATAAGAGTGTCGAGCTCGACAGCTGCACACTCGGTCGTCTTGCCGTTCTTTCGCCCCTCGATGATTAAGCACTCGTTATATTTTCTGATGCCGTTATCATCGACAAAACCGAAGAGGGCCTGAAGCCGTGCCCGCTGGAAGAGCTCAAGCCGAAGCGGAGTCCCGAGCTTTCCGGTCGGCTGTTTACAAAACGATTCAATAAAATAAATATGTTTCTCTGCGATCTCCTCGTCAAAGTGATACTCGCCCGGATTGTATATGTCATTGAGGAGCATCTCGCAGACTTGCCTGATTCTCTTGCAAGCGGTAATCTTCCCGCTTAATACATTTTTGCAATATCTCTCAAGATCTGTCACCGAACCACCGCCGGCTTTTTGTTTCCTTTGAGGAACGCCATCAGCTCGTCGTCTTCTTCCGCGGTCACCACCGCGTCGAGCATATCGTTAATTTGCTTCATCGTCGTATTAAAACTTTTAATTAAAGTATTATAGACTTCACCCTCAGATGACTTCTTCAGTCCGCATTGATTCGCGCCGTTCTGATATGTCTCGGTCCATCCCTTCTCTTTGAGGATGACCTGAAGTCCCTCGAGCTCCTCGTCCATAAACTTTGCTTTATCGAGCAGCTTCTGAGCGAGCTGTTGCTTTGAGGGAGGCAGCTTCTTCAGATCGGCTTCTATTTTCTTAAAGTCATTCATACTTATCACCTTTGCTGATGTTACATTTACGGCACGCGAGCTGGACGTTATTCCAAGTATGAGAGCCGCCCTTTGAGCACGGCTTGATATGATCTATGGTCGGGTAAGATCCTCCGCACATCATCAGTCCGGTCTCAGACATCTCGTAGTCGTATAAGTCACACTCTCTGCCGCAGATCTGGCAGATATTATTATCTCTTTTAATTAGAGTATATAGATTGACCGTCTTGTCTCGCTCTGAGCGGACGCGCTCCAGATTCGGATTGACCTTCCGATTCTCGTCGAGCCGTCTCCGGTCACGACACCGAGCGCTGCAGTATTTCTGCCCGGCTCGGTTCGTTACGAACTTCTTCCCGCACCACTCGCAGAACCGTTCCTCGTGGATCGCCTCTGACTCGCGCTTGTGATTTGCGACCGCGTTGCGACATTGAATGCTGCAATACTTCTGCCGGCAGTTGTCCGGAACGAAGAAGGCCCCGCAATTCGGGCATATTTTCAAATTTGCGTTTTTATCTTTTTGCATCTTGTTTTATTTTGATTTAAGTTATTTTATAAAAAGAAAAACTACACGGGGTTCCTGTATCTTCGCCCAAGTTTTCCGAGG